TTTTGTACTGTTTTCTGCATAAATGCTTCTACCTCATTTGGAGGAATAGCACCTACGTTCATATAGAAAATACGTTTTTCAGGAGCGCGAACAATTCTATGAATTAACATCGCATCTTCCATTAAAACCATTTGTTTAAATATCTTACGGCCTGGTTCTAAGTAACTTCTACCATAAGGTAAATAGTTAACATCACTTATTAATCTAAAGTGAGCCATTTCATAATTTTCAAAGTAAATATCTGATGTTGCAGTACCTAAAGCGTATTGCGTTTGTGGAGTAGTGATACCAGATACTGATGTTGGGTCATATTTAAATCTTACATAAGTAGGATTTTTTGGATTAGTACCTTCTTCTCTAATAATTGAGTAAGCAGAGAATGGTATAACATTATATACACCAAATTTTTCAGCGATTTCTAATTTAAGATAAAAGTCACCATACTTACACATATTACGAGCCCAACTCCATAAGTTAAATTCAATATTTAATACATCATAGAATAAGTTGTATAAAATACGTTGGATATTTTCGTCACTAGAACGAATATGAAGCATTTCACCATGCTCATTTTTTAAAGTACACTCATCTGCTAAAATATCTAAGGCAGAAGCTACAATAGCATCTGTATCCATTGACTCATAGTCTGTATAAAGTTGTACTCTTAATGTTTGATAGTTGTAAACATTGTTTACATTGTAAATACCAGCACCTGATGTAGTGTAGATTTTAGTAAATCTATCTACTAATGCATTAGTTTGTAAAGTACCTAATGATTGTATGCGGTCTGTGTCTATTACTCTTAACTCATCACCACCTACATTGCGGATAATAACATCTGAGGAGAATAAACGTTTTAATTGGTCAAATAATGCCATAATTTTCTGTATATGTTATAAATATTTAGTTATACTAGCCAGCTGATATCTTCTACACCTCCCATACCAGTATCCATTTGCCATGGATTTTCATTCATTGGTGAGTGTGGGGTTGATATTGATGGACCAGAAATATATGAAACTTTTCCTATGCCTCCAAGCGAAGCACGAGTTAAGTCCATAGCAGATTGATTAAATCTTAAAGCTGTGTCGCGTAAAAATAAACCAATACCTAAAGACATTACAAGGTCATCATTATATCCGTCTGTAGCTTGAGCTTTACCGTGTTTCCAAACAAATGTTCTTAATTCTTCTAATGTTCGGCGTGATTGAATAACACAAGCACGTTCTCTCATATATGATTCTAATTTTGAGACAACAAGTGGTCTTGTTTTTTGTGAGTTAGTGAAACCAGGTACTAAGGTATTTTCATTTCTATTCATGAAATTATCTTGAGTTATATTTGCTGTATCTGATTTAGATGAGTAGTACATATTTTGATATCCTCTATCAATCACCGTCTGTATTGTGTCCCAACCTATATTCGCATTTTCAATAACTAATAACGCATTATTATATTCAGTGGCTATCGCTACTAACATATGTCCATAGTCACGAGTACTAATTTGTCCTTTATATTCTGCTACTTGTTTTGCTGTTTCAACATCAAGTACATGAAATGCTGAGTAGTCTTTTCCATCACCACGAGCAACGTCGGCTACAACCATATAATTTCTTGTATAGTCGGGGTATTCCCAACGCCATAAGTTACCATCAAATCCACCTTTTGCTACAGGATCTGCTTGGAATGTTTCTATATACCAATTTAAAATATCAGGTTCAACTACTGAATCACCTGATGTACTAAAGTCACAGTCACACTCTTGAGCCGCATTACGAGGACCTAAGATAGCATCTTGTTCGTCTCTCCATTTTTGAGTTCGCTCAGGATGTACAGTCCAAGGTAATTTTATAGATGTAAATCCATTTTTACCTTCTTCTCCACCAATAAATGTTCTATGGAACCAGTTACCTGTACCATATGGAGTTGAAATAGCGATACATTGACCACCAGTAGCTAAGGTTTGTTGAGCAGAAGCAAAAATCTCATCTATACCCTCAATAAAGGCAGCCTCATCTAGTAACAATAATGATACGGCTTCAGATCGACCTGCGTCGCCAGTCGCACCAATTGCTTTAATCTGAGATCCGTTACTTAGTTTTAGACTTAATTTATTATTTTCTATAGCTTTTAATTGCAACCAACTTGGTAAGTTATCATAAGCAAACTTTACTTTAGTAACCATGTTCTTAGCTGTTTCCTGCTTAGTAGCGATACAAAGTATATTTTTATCTTTATTAAATAACATTAACCAAAGTGAATAAGCTGATGATAAGGTAGATATACCTAACTGTCTTGACTTATTTACAATACTATATTTTTGTTTTTTAAATTGATGTAATACACCCTCTTGGAATGGGTATAAATTAAATTGGATACGTCCACGTTGTGGGTGTTGAATCCAATAATATTTTTTCATAAAATAAACAGGATCTTGAGCGCATTTAACAAACTCCTGTTTGATTATTTCTTTAATATTTTGTTGATCACTCATTAACCTTTAGTTTTTAAATATCTCGAAAGTAAGATATAGGACAACCAAAAACAGCCTGAAATTGAATAGAAAACGATATCTGCAACCCAATATGAACCACTTAAATCCATTATCAATTTGAATAAAGCGTCGTACCCAAAGGGGAGAAAGAACATCGCTAACATAAGAGAAACCTCTTTGTATGTCTTTAATTGTTTTATTTTTTTGTTTTTTACTATCACCGTCGTCCATATATGGTTGAATTCGTTAATAATATATAACCTGTTGTATATAAATATATAAAAAAGGCCTAACCTTACGGGGTTAGACCTTTAGTGCATGGGATTGCAAGGTTATTTTGTAAAATATAGATAAGCTAATCCACCAATAATAGCGGTCCCAGTTACCTGTAAAAATCTAAGTTTTACTTTAAGTTTTTTATTTTGTTTTTGCAAATCTTTAACCCATAATGCTTGAGCATCAAATTTAGCTTGTTCATTTTTAATACGTTGTTCGTATAAAATTCCTTTTTGTTCATGTCCAGCTATGATACTATCTTTTAAAGTTATCTTTTGAGTTAACAATGTGATATTGTCACCACATAATTTTAACTCTGCTTTAGCACTGTCACCACTAACTAAATCTTTAACAATTTGTTTAGCAACAGGTGTTGGTATTTTAATAGTATCTTGTTGTGCTTTAGCAAATAAAGGTAAAAATGCTAATATGATTAAAATGTGTTTCATTAGTAATTATATCTTTTTTTAAAGAAAGAGTCAACTTGAGTTGGAGTATATTGTTCAGTTTGTTGACTTACTTCATGGTAATATTCACGAACAATAGTTGTTTTTTCTTTGATATGATCTAACTCATAATCAACTTTATCAACTTCAGCTTCATAAGCATTAATTGTACTGTCAATTTGTTTTTGATGTTCAATTAATTGTTTATTAACTGCTGTTAATGAGTCAATTGTTGCTTTAATATCAGCTGGCATTTGTGGTTGACGTGTTGTTAACCATATAATACCAAATAATACTATAAGACCTCCAATAACGTAAAGACCTATTTTAGCTTTACCTTTATTTTCGTTAACAAAAGTAGTTATTTCTTGTTCTACTTTTTTTACTTTAGCCTTAGAGCTCTTCTTCGTCGTCGATTTTGATTGGTTCATCATCTATTCCTAGTTTTTTAAGTTCGTCTTCGTCACTTGTTTTACGTTTAGATCCTATCGCTGGTAATTTTTCTTCACCTAATGCTTTAAGAATTTGTTTCATAACACCTTTAGTGTTAGTAGCGCCAAATTTATATTTATCTAAATCGTTTAATACTTTAATGTAAACATCATAGTCATCTGCTTTTAATTCTTCTAATTTATCAACTAATTGTTGCACTAAATCAGGTAAAGCAGCTTTAGCAGCTTCTTTAGAACGTTGTTGAGCAGCTTTAAAGTCAGTACTTGATAAACCTCCATCTTCAGCTTCTTTAACTACACGACCTGTTTTGATATTTGATTGAGCGTAACGTCTAATAATTTTAGAAATTAAATCATCATTATCATAAAACCACTCACCAGCTTTAGAACCAACAGCTGTCATAGGTGCTTTCTTAATTTTAGCTATATCTTTTTCAGATGGACCTTCTTCTTCTCCAGTTTCAGGTTTAGCTTTTTTAGATTTAAGTTTTGATTTACCAACAAATAAATCTTCAGCATCTGATGGTGATAAGAATGTGTCACCTTCACCTGGTTCTTCATCAGCAGCAGCTGATGGTTTTACAGATGTTGCTTGTAATAATTGTGTTCTAATATCTGGAGTAAATGACCAGTTAACACCTGGTGCTGAATTTTTCTCAATATCACTTTTTAGTAATTCTACTTCCATTGGATCAATACCTTGTTCTTCACCTTGTTTAATAAAGTAGTTAATTACTTGTTGTTTTCTATCAACTTTATATCCAGTTGGATTTTTAATTCTATCTTTAATATTTGGAAATTCTGTGTTAAGTTTGTATTTTTCTTTAGCAATACGCGCCATTTCTTTTACAGGTACCTTAATCTTAAGTTTAGATTCTGTAATGAATTTTTTTAAATCAAAATTGTCTGCCATGTTTATTGTTTATATGTTAATAAATATTTTATTTTAAAGCGTCTAATACAGTCTTAACACGATCTTTAGTTGGACCATGTAATATTACTAATTTTTTAGGTGGAAATAGCACTAATAAACGCAATATTTCTTGATTAATATCAGCTCTATATTCAAGATTTGTTTCTCTTACACCATTATCTTCCATTTCAACACCAACTGGTTCAATATAAAATACAATATCATATTGTTCTCTTAATGTCATTGCAGCATTTACAAATTGTGATTTGTCATGAGTACCAATAGATTTAGCTAACATAGTAAACGCACATACATCCCATACTGTTCTATCAGTTAAGATATCTTTATGTAGTAATTCACTAGCTCGTTCAGCTAAAAATACTAATTGACCATTAATAGTTGAATCAGTATTTAATGGAATACCTAAATCTCTTAAGTACTTACTACGCTCAGTAGCTGTTTTATAATTTTTGAACTCATCAGTTTTAGCTAACGCTTTAACTAATGTTGTTTTACCAACTGACATTGTTCCGCATAATCCTATTTTCATATATATAAATATTGGTTAAAGACGTGTATCATATTTTGGATCTTTTGCTGGTGGTATACCATTTACATCACGCTTACGATCCATAAATTCGTCCTTAGTATATTGGAATCCAAATAACCAATACTCTTTTTTACCATTTGGATGAATAACTGCTGCATCATCCCAATTATGTACTTTACTATCTAAAACATATACAATAGTTCCGTCTGGTTTTTTTAATTTTTTTACAGGTTCTAATTTAGCCATATTGTGTTCTTAATTTATAATTAAATATAATGAATTAATTGAGGTTAATTAAACTTTCAGCAACATAAATTCCATGAGCACCAGATACTGTAATGCCTCTAGCACTTAAAGCATCACCTACAAAGTGAACATTTGGATATTCAGTTAAGGATAAATTATCGTAATTAACTAATGGTTCAGGT